AAGAGGCTGCGGACATCCTCTGCACGACGGACACGCAGCGGGCCTTGCTCCAGAACATCTATTCGCTGGGCAAGCAGGACGGATTTATCGAAGCAACGAAAGACGCGCTCAAAAGGCTCCGCGCATGAGCAACTACTACGCCGAGCAATTGGAACAAGCGATCCGCAAGTTGGGGTCGCACTGGGTACTTCACCCGCAGAATCGCGTGGCTAAGTTGGCCGAGCCGTTACCGGAAGTTTTCCGGTGGGCACCCAAAGTGCTGCCGCAGAAAAAGGCAAAGAAATGAACCGCGCTCAGGCAGTAGGCTATGAGCCGACAGGGATCGGCCTGCGCTGGACGGTTGACCGCATTCTGGTTAAACGCATCCCGCCGAAACGCTACCAGAAAAGCCGGTCGCGGTTTGAGCCAGGCGTGCCCAAACTCCGCAGCGTCGAGTCGATTGCCTTGTGGGGCGTAATCGGCATGGCAGTCAAGCCGCTGAGTAAAGCCGAGTGGCTAGACGTTGCTGGAATCTACGGGCATGGAAAACGAATACTCGGCGCATCGGCAATTAGCAACCTACGCAAGGGCCATTGGGTCACTTGCAAACTCGGCTTATACGCCAAGAGGGAAGCATGATTATCTATTACAAGGAAATGATTCAAGGGTCGGAAGCGTGGCATTCGATCCGCTGCGGCCTGCCGACTGCCAGCGAAATGAAGCTGCTGGTCACGCCCACGTTGAAGGTCGCGGCCAACGAGAAGGAACGGGCGCACATGTGGGAACTGTTGGCTCAGCGCCTGACCAAGCACGTTGAGCCGCGTTACATCTCCGACGACATGCTTCGGGGCCAAGAGGACGAAATTGAGGCGGTTGCGCTGTATGCCAAGACCTACGAGCCGGTGGAACGGGTTGGCTTTATCACAAACGACCGCTGGGGGTTCACGATTGGCTACTCGCCGGACGCGTTGGTTGGCGCTGACGGTCTGGTCGAGTGCAAGTCACGCGGACAGAAATACCAGATCCAGACCATTGTTGACTACGTTTCCGCAGACAAGATTGACCCAGATTTTATGATTCAAGTGCAGACCGGGTTGATGGTGAGTGAGCGCAAGTGGTGTGATCTGATTTCATTCTGCGGTGGCTTACCGATGGCGACCGTGCGCGTTTACCCAGACGAGAAGATCCAGACGGCGATTCTGGGAGCAGTCACCGCGTTTGAGGAACGTCTGGCGATTGCCATGCGTAAGTATGGCGAAGTCGTGAGTTCCAGCAAGCGCCTTATTCCTACAATTCGCCGCATCACCGAGGAGATTTACTAATGGACATGCGCGAGGCAATAGTCCCCAAGTCAGACCAGTTAAACGCGGACGATCTGATTGCGGGGCCGATGACGGTTAAGGTTACCGGCGTGGCAATCAAGGGGGGCCAGGAGCAACCCGTGTCGATCAGCTTTGAGAACGATAACGGGAAGCCTTATAAAGCCTGTAAGTCGATGTGCCGAGTCTTGGTACACGCATGGGGCGCTGACTCTGGCAAGTACATTGGCCGCAGCATGACGCTGTACTGCGATCCAAAGGTTAAGTGGGCAGGCATGGAAGTGGGCGGGATTCGCATCAGCCACATGAGCCACATCCCCGAGACATTGACAATGGCGCTGACAGCTACTCGCGGCAACAAGAAGCCGTTTACCGTCAAGCCGCTGGCCGTTGAGGAAATGCAGGATTGGGAGCCAGCCATTAACGCGGTCGAGACTGCGGACGAACTGGTTGCGCTGTGGAAGTCGATGCCCGCTGATGCCAAGAAGAAGTTTGAGAGCGTTAAGGATGCGCGTAAGGCCGCGTTTACGAAGCCGGTGGGGTCGGTATGACCCGCGAACAAGCCGCTAAAGCCTGTCCCGAGGCCAGCGCGTTCATTGCAGAAATGCGGGAGCAGTTTGGCGAGGTCAAGGTGCTGTTCGTGGCGGAAGCGGGCCACACGTTTGGAAAGATACCTGCCTGGAGGCAAGATGAAGATAAGCCAGTTGGTTGAAGCGTACATCCAAGCATCGCCCGAGATTTGCGGGAGCCAGCTTGCCGTCCTGAAGCGCATGGCAAAGGAACCCGTCGGTCAATGCCCACTGCCGCTCACCGCCAAGAACGTGATCGACCACGCCAAACTCCGCAGCCGCACGGTATGCCCCGCCACGGTCAATGCGGACATCGTGTACCTGCGCGGGATGCTGGACTATGCCAAACATGGGCTAGGTGTCGAGAACGTGACCGCGCAGCCAGTAGCCGATGCCATGCCTATTTTGCGCCGCCAGCGTCTTATCGGGGAAAGCGAGACTCGGACACGCATTCCAGCGCCGGATGAAACAAAGCGCATTGTGACGCGTTTGAAGGGCATTCACGCTGATGTGGCAGCTTTCCAGAACGAGTCTGGACGGCGCATCGGGGAAACCTGCCGCTTGCAATGGGGCGATCTGGACGAGGGCAAACGCACGATCCTTGTCCGCGACCTGAAGCACCCGCGCAAGAAGTCCGGTTACAACAAGCGTGCTGCTTTGCCAGATCCAGCCTTCGATATCATTATGCGCCAGCCGCGCCTGACGATTATGCAGGATGAACGTATTTTCAAGGTGACTGCCAAGGCTTTCCAAGCAGCTTATCGCAAGGCTTGTGCCGCCGAGGGTATTGTAGGACTGCACCTGCACGATAGTCGTGCTGCCGTGGTAACGCGCCTGCTGGATCAAGGCTACACCGAGTCGCAGGTAACCTTGGTTACCCTGCACGACAATACTAGGATGGTGCGGACGCGGTACAACAGACTTAAGGCTGATGATTTTCCAAGGAGAGCAGCGTGATCGGAGAACGATTTGGGCGACTTGTGGTTATGGCTTTTGCCCTTCGTGAAAAAGGCCGCAGCAGATGGCTTTGTCTATGCGACTGCGGAGCAAAGAAAACCGTGGTTATGAATGATCTTAAAAGCGGAAATACGAAATCGTGCGGTTGCTTGCGCCATGAACTTTCAAGCAAAAGGATATTGGCGCGATGCTTGCGACATGGACACGCGACCGTTGCTGGAGCGACACCCACTTATAGAACGTGGCATTCAATGATTGACCGCTGTACTAACAAAAAAGGCCGTAGTTATTCTAGATATGGCGCTAAAGGAATTTTAGTTTGCAAGCGGTGGATGCAATTCGAGAATTTTTTGGCTGATATGGGAGAGCGCCCAGACGGGCATTCAATAGACCGCTATCCAGACAACGAGGGTAATTACGGCCCCGGAAATTGCCGATGGGCGACACCCAAGCAACAAACCGCAAACAGAAAATGTTCACATAAATTGCAGGCGGAAGGGAAAATTCAAACGATTGGAGAGTGGGCTACGGAGAAGGGATTGCCTTACGTCCAGCTTCACCGCCGATTGAGCAAAGGCTGGCCCGTGGATCGCGCACTAAATAAGCCTCTTGAGGCTAGGAAACCCCGCTTACAAGGAGTCAAAGCATGAACCTACAGATTAAAACACTCGGAGCCAGCCCACAGGATTACGCGCTGCTGTCCGACGAGAGCGGCAAATGGCACGCTACCTGCAAGCCAGAGTTTGCCGAAGCGGTGAAGGCAGCGATTGAGGCCGTGATCGCCAAGCAATCCAATCCGTCCGATTAGGAAGGGGAGCCATATGAACACTACCTTCGATAAGAGCGATCTGCTTTCAGAATTGCCAGTTGAAAGCGGACACCTGACGATCATGCCTGTCTCGGTTATCGACATCATGGCGCAGGGCAAGCGCCAGAACGAAAACCACGGATCGACCAGCAGCCGCGCCAATTACAGCCCGTTCCCGAGCGAGATTGCCACACTCTGTTATGAGTTCTATCTGCGGGACGCAAGCCTTGTGTTTGATCCGTTCGCAGGATGGGGAGAGAGGGCCGCAGCCGCACGGCAGAACGGGAAGGGGTACATAGGGTACGACTGTTCAGCGGAGGCCGTAGAAAAGGCTCTGAAGGACTACGGCGTTGAAAACCAGTTGTGCGACTCAATGTATGCGGACATACCAGAATTTGACGGTTTGCTTACTTGCCCGCCGTACTGGAACCTTGAGAAGTATGCCGATCCTCGCGGGCTGGACAGGGAAAAGACTTGGGCGGACTTCCTCCGCAAACTGGATTGCGTTTTCATGCGTTGCTACACCGCAGCAAAAGAAGGGACGATCTTCTGCGTAATGGTAGGAGATTGGCGCAAGGATCACGTTTATTACGACCTTGAATGGAACGTGTGCGAAATGTTCAAGGGACTAGGGGCGCAGATTGTGGACAAGGTTGTGGTCAGCCGTAGCAAGGTCAGCAAGATAAAGATAATGCTTCCGCAGGCGAAACGGCTTGGGTACTCGGTGCGCGTCCATGAAAACCTGCTTGTATTCAAAAAGCCAAACGGTCAGCGTCCGCCGCAAAGGGGCGCGTGATGGCTCCTTTGACTGATCGTAGCCCCCCTGCCCCACAACACCGCCTTGCCGATCTGCGCGATTGGCTGATGGATCAGATCGACGGGTCAATTGAGACTCGCGGAGATGACGGATTGATTTCGGACTTCATCAGGCAGATAGACGCACTATCGGAGAAGGGGGCAACAGTTGAGCCTCGCGGTTGCCCGACACCCGGCAGTTGCTCTGCCGTTGCCGAAATCGCCGACCTCAAGCAGAGGCTCCTGCCGCAGTTTCAAGGCCGCACACAGAGGGCCGAGCACGAACGCGAT